ACTCTCTTTAGGTCAAGAGAAAATACAGCACCTAAATCTTCAATATCATTAAAGGCATATTCTCCTCTTAAACCTCTATCTATAGATACATTTCCATTTGTAACAACACTATTAGGAGATGTAATTGTCAAAGTATTTGCGTTGGGAACAGAAATAACAGTATATTCACTAGTTACAGCTTGGCCTCCAGTAAAGTTAAATTTTAATCTTTCACCTACAGCTATACCATGAGATGTGCTAGTAATAGTTATGACCGTGCCAGCTACATTAGCATTGCTACCATTGTTCTGTACATAAGTTCCTGTCTTTACAACTGCTGGATCTGTGAGCTGTAATGCACTAGTAATATTGTTAAATGTTGTATTAGTTTTTGTTCCTTGAAATGGTGGTGTTGTTAAATCCTCTCTAGTATCACTACCATCTATAATGACTTGAGTATCAATAAGATCAGGTAAATCCTGTATTATACTGGCTTCTCCTGTACTGAAGTTTCCCTGGTCATCTTGAAACTTAAGAATATACTCTCCCTCTAAAGAAGGAACAACAACATCTGTAGTATTACCAGCTAATGCAGTAACGAGATCAACTGAGTTTTGAAACGTACCACTGCCGTCAGTTAAATTACTATGCCTTACATAAACTCGACCACCATGTAAAACATCAGGATCAACAGCTTTTGTCCATCTTAGTCTTACCAATTTATTGGTAATAGGCTCCATTGATAAGTTCTGAACATTACCTGGTGGTGTTGTTTTACCTACAGCATTAAATGTTAGATCAGTTGATGTGGCAGATAATTTTAAAGCTGCATTGAATGAAAATACTTTAAATTCATAAGTTCCTGCTTCTGTGCCAATGATTTCAAAGTCAGGTCTAAATACAACTTCATTAACCCAGTTAGTATTATTAAATCTATATTGAACAAGATATTGACTTACACCTGTAATAGATACCCAAGATAAAATTAATTTAGTTACAGCAAGAGCATTTATGACAACAACTCTTTCTGATGCCTGTAAGTTTGAAGGAGGACTTTTTGGTTCGTTTAGTAAAGATATACTTCTTGCAGGTAAACTTATACCAGATTCAATATTTGCATACTTTCCATCAATATAAGTTAATGCAGTAATCGCATAGTTAATACCATCTTGTTCTTCAACAGTTATTACTCTAAATGTCTGTGCTTCTAAAGTAGAACTTTGAAGTAACCATATAGCATTTACATTTGGTGTCGCAGATAAGGCTGAATCTAATGTAATTACACTTCCTACAATTCCAGTTACATTTTTAGTTTCAACTGTACCATCAGGCAATATTACGCTGCATTTTTTATTCGATCCAGTAAATGTATCTAAATCTTGTGTATTATCTACAGTAATCTGAGTAGTAGTTGCTGCATTTATTCTTCCTGATCTTCTTTCTCCACCACGAACAGGATCATTGACAGAGATGACAGATCCAGGTCTTACGATTGCACCAGCATCTATTGATGTTGTAAAACTAACCACCTCCGTTTCTTGCTCCTCGCTTAGTAGTACAGCTTTCCCTAATCTTCGAGCTTGACCTCTAGATGTACAAGCAAAAGCCTTAATATCTTTTTTCACAATTCCTAGCTTGGCCTGTCTATCAATATCTTCCTGTAGAGCATCTGGACCATCTACATCATCTCCCACAACTTCATAATCTATTTCTCTACTATCCATATTGAAATAGCTAACAGAAATAATACTGTGTCTTTGTTTTAGGCTGCTGCCAGAATATGAAAACCCACCTTCACCTACATTTGCCAAGCTAAATAAATAACTTGGATCTGTTGGTTTATCTTGCGTAATAGTTACAGAACCTTCAGACCAAATTGGAAAACATCTCATAACACCAGCTAATTCATTGATTAGTGTGTATGCCTCCATAGATCCCTGTAGATTCACGTTGCAACTAAATCTTGGTTCGTTACCACCAAAACCATCACTTATCAACTCACTTCCACCTTTGTTACCTGTTGAGTATCTACTAGCAGCTACAAAACTAAACAAATCAAGGTTAGCATCTGTAATATGCGTTCCAAACCCGTACCTTTCAGTTGTTAATAAATCAAGCAATATCATGGCAGGGTCACTACACCATTGGGCTGCTGTCATTGTTCCATTAAATATATAATTTTCGGGATAGTGTATAAATCCAAAACTACTGCAAGTTCCTAAACCTAAAGAGTCAGCAATAGTTTGGTTTGAAACTACAGTTGGTGTAAGACCTCCATTAGCTGCTGGAATACGAACTTTTACTCCACGAATACGAAAAGCTCTTTTTGGTATAGAACTAAACTGTTCAGAATCTATCCTTAAATTTGTATAAGCACTGTTTAAATATCTTTGTCTATCATCAATTAATAATTGAATACTACTTACATTAAAAGCATCTACAATACTACCTCCAGATGCTTGATCGTCTGTTATTCTTTCTATCTTTACATTTGCAAAAGTATAACCATCAGGTAAATTAATTCTATATTCTTTTGAATAGGCATCAGCAGTTCTACCAGTTATAGTATCTGTTAATTTCTCAGTATAATTTGTTTCACTATTTACTTTTAAAGAAATTTTTAATTGTACAGTTGATCCTAATAAATCACCTTGATCTGTTGCTTTCTGTATTTGTGCAAAAGTAACTGTTACTTTTACAGCGTCTTTTCCTGTAGGCAAATCCCTTGCAACACCATTGCCACTTTTAGTACATGGTACAGAAACAAAACCCGATAGAGGACTTTGTGATTGTTGTATTCCAGGTATATGCTCTTGGTTTCCTGTGCCGAAACGAGGTGTAAATCCTACATTTTGAAAATTAAAATCGGAAGTCTGTGGATTTGTATTACTAGCACTAGAGTTAAGAATAGGAGTATCGTTTAAAAATATATCTTTTAATGCTGCATTGTTATAGGCAGTGGTTCCTTTTGTAAGTCCTGCTTTTGATGCAGTAGCAAAGCCCTCTATCTCTCCTTCAGATAATAAATCCTGGATCGTAGCAAACTGCCTACTATTTAAAGTATCAGGTGCTCTTGTTGGAGAAGGTGGAGTGGGAGGAGGACCACCAGAACCTCTAATAATTTTATCTTTCATGCTTGTACCTGATTAGTGTCAATACCAGCAGAAATCACCACAGATCCAGTTACAATTTCTCCGTATGCAATCGGATGGCTAGTTCCTGCCCGTGATGTATTTTGCACCCCAGAAAAACTAAACGATATTCTTGGATCTTCTTCACTTGAAAAGTCAGGCATCTTAGGTAAAGGAAATAACATATCTGACACACCACTTAATACCAATGATCCACCTACAGCACTTGCAGCAGTTCCAATACCTGCATATAACCCAGCTTTAGCAACTGGCCCTCCAAAAACACCAAATGCAGAACCGCCAAATAAACCCCCTCCTGGCATCATTAAACTAAATCCTATTAACGCAGCACCAGCTAAAAGTTTTCCTGCTCCACCAGCACCAGTAATAACAGGAACAATACTTATATCTGATTTGCCTATTGGATTTTGTATATCTTCCTCTCCTATCTCATAATCATCTACTAATACTTTGTAGTATCTTTGGCTCATGTGTGCCTCTAATTTAGGAAAGTTGCTGACAAGAAAACGTATTGCATCAGCAGTACAATTTATTACAGCATCTAACTCTTTATGACCTACAAAGTCAGCTAGTTCTCCATAAAGTTTAACTTTTCTGAGCATAGCGATACCTCTTACCAGTGCATTTTAACAACCACTCAGAATATGGCTCTCTACAAGATAGTCTATCTGCTAAATGGTGTAAAACCATATCTCCTAGAAAAATAGCTACATGATTTAAAGTTGGGTGCATTATTGACATTAATAACACATCTCCTTCTTCACATGGTTCGTCTGATCTAAGTTCTCTAAAACCTGTTCGCCAAGCATAATCTTCAAACAGAGGATTTTCTAAAAATTCCTGTGGTGTCATATTTCTTTCGTAGTCTTTTAAAATAATTCCTTTTTCTTTTTTATACCAATCAACTACTAAACTCCAGCAGTCAGTTACACCCCATACCCACTGCCTTCCTAAAATATCTGCAACGTAGCCTTCTGGCTTACATTCACCCCATTCTTCTGTTTTTGGATTAACAATATGCCAAGGTAATTTACTATGCTCGCAACTTATACGATCAGCTTGGCTTGGTATTGGAGGTGTTGATGGGTGACTATGAACAACAGCAACAATATCTCCTAAATTATCTGCCTTTACATAATCCTCTGGATTTAAAATAAACTCCTGATGATTTGTTATAGCTAAATTTTGACAGGGATAGTATTTTTGTTTACCTCTTATATTTAGTAAAAGTCCTACAGCTTCTTTAGGATCTTGGTCTTTCGCATGAACCAATGCGTCATCTTTCCAACTCATTGTGTGAACGTGCCAATACTAGGAAATAAAGCACGGGTACATTGACGTTTAGGTGCTCTTACTCCAGCCATATCAATAGCCCCTGCTAATTCAAATTCAACTACTTCTCTATTTTCTGTTGCCTTTCGATCTACTGTAAATATCTGACGTTTAAATTCTGCTGTAGGATCTGGTGTTCCCAAAGGATTACTACCACCACTAAAATTTGCAGCATCAAGAAATCTTGCCATTGTTCTAATCCTAGTAAACGTAGCACCCGTTAAATCATTTCCTGTTGTTACTTGGTTAACAGCTACTAAAATTCCAGATATTGTTCCAAAAGCATTACTAATAACAAGTTTTGGCCTTGGAATTTGACCACGCTGATATGCAAAACCTGTAGCTTCTATAGGAAATCTTGCATATTTTTTGGTTGCCCACACTATTTCACCATTTGCATTAAGATTTGACCCCGAATGAAATCTATAAATATTATTTTCGTTATTAGATATAGGAATACCAGTATTTGTTCCGTGTAAACTTGTGGATAACTCAAGAACAAATAACTCGATTATTGCAGAAGGGTTTATCTTTTGAACCTCACTAAATACAGGAGCAGTGCTCATGGTTCAAATACCTCTCTAAATGTTGCCTGTATTGTTGCTCTGTTCAAATATGGAATAGATTTAGACCATGTTTCGCAGACAAATTTAGAAGAACTAGCTTCTCCTGGTGGAGTGAAATCGAAGCTGGCACTATCATTTGCTCTCGCATCTAAAAATGTTTCTATCGTATCTGCATCTGTTTCTGATACCTCAAATGTGAAGTTAAATACTTTTGGATTTTGATGCTGTGCCAAACCAAATAATATTCTGTGTTCATAGCCGTCAGCAAAACGAACAGTACGAGTTAATGGTGCAGAATTTTTTTGTTGACCATAAGTAGGGGTTATTGATGGAAACGTAGCCATTATGCAAGTATGCCTCCAGGTCTTTTCTGTTGTACTAATTCAGATTGTACTGCAACTGATATAAGTCGACCAAGTTCTCTACCCCTTTGCTCATCACCCTGCACCGAAGAACCAGAAGCATCTACATTGACAACTACATTAGTAGAACTTCCGAGTTGATGATTAGGTGTTATGTGTCCACTAGATCCTGGTGTAAACATCTCAGGACCACGTTCTCCAACTAAGTAATTTTTACCCTTGCTGACAGGGCCACCTTCTGCTCTTGCGAAGAATCTAGAACCTGGGAATATGCTACCCAGTAAGGAATTAACACCAAACTGAATAAGTGATCTAGAAATTTGACTGAATACACTACGAGCAACTTCTCCAAGAGTTTTAGTTCCTTCTATTGCACCTTGAATAGCATCAACTATCCCAGTTTCAATACTCTGTCCTATTGCCTTGTATAGATCATGTAATTTTTGCTGTTGCTCTAATTGTTTCTCTACTGCTGCTATACCCCTTACTGCTGCTTCAACCTCCTCTCTTTTTAATTCTGGATTTTGTGCTAAAAGGTCTCTTATCTTTTTCTGTATGGCAGCTTCCTGATCTCCTAAAGTAAGTCTTTCCATAAGATTTTGTTTCTGGTCTGCCAGACTAGCCATAATATCCTTTGCTGATTTTCTTAACTTAACTCCACCTTCATTAACAGACTTGACTTTTTTATCAATAGAATCCAGTATTTTTTGACCACCAGGTAAAAATCTAATCAGTCGTATAAGTTCAGATATGGCAAGACCTATTGCAGACGTTATTAAGTTGAAACCCTCTAGAATCATATTTACTGTATCTAGTAACAGCGTTAGTGCAGCCACAAAAGGTACACCAATTATTCCTAAAGCTGTTGATGCTAAAGCTGTAAACTGTTTAAACTCGTCAACTAATAAGTTAATATTATCAGCTATATTTTCTGAAGTTCCTTCTACTGTTCCTGTTTGCTTAGCTATCTCTTTACTTAGTAATTCTCTAGCTTTCTCAGACTCTCCTATTCTTTGTAAATTTTTGATGGTTCGATCCAGTTCAGCATTAACTCTTATAGATGAATTTTCTAAAGCAGCTAAGTCTAGGTTTTGTGTAGCATTTCCTATTTCTCTGATTGTACGTAGATTACGTTCTAGTAAAGTACCAATGGCACTACCAAATATTTGACCACCAAACTCTTCTCCTTCTGGTGCAAGAAAAGATCCAGCTAAACTACCACCGATAGCACCAGCTCCTCCACCGAATAGTAAGGGGAAACCTGCTCCGAGTAACTGACTTTGCCTTCTTTTAGACCTGGCACGTTGTTCGTTTTTAAGTTCTGTTTTTTGTTGCCTTATTCTCCTCTGACGAACTTTATTTAAGTCCATCTCCATTTGAAGTCTCTTTTGTAACTCTTCGTTTATTTGTCTTTCTCCTCTTTTTTCCTCCTTCTTTTCTTTTACTTTTTTCTTAGGTTTATCTAGTCCAGCAGCTTTATCTGATGCCTTTTGTATTTCTGCGTTTGATCTTAACTGTTCTCCTATTGCTTTACTTATAAGTAAGAAGTCTTTTGAACCCGCCACAGACAGTTCCAGCATCCTGTTAAGAAGGCCCATGGCTTCTCTACCAGCAAGCATGGTTTTAGGAAACTCACTTATTTCCTTTAATCTGTTTTTTACATCTCCACCAGCAGCACCTCTTAAAGCTTCTCGATTACCACTTGCTTGTGCAAAAGCAGTAGCTTCCATTCTTATCTTTTTAAAATTACCTGCAATTAGAGCAGTTGCTTTTTCCTGTCTTTCTGCTGCACTGTTGGCTTTATCAAATGCTAATCTTACCGCAGAAAGTTCATCTCTTACTTTTCCTATAGATCTTCCAAATCCATCTGTTCTAAAAGGGTTAAATAATTTTGCAGTTATTTCGTCAGCCTTTTTTAGTTCTCTCTGTAATCTTTTTGCTGCTTGTTCTGCCCTGTTAGTCTTTAGTTTTACCTGTTTACTATTTAATCTGTCTACAGTTTTTTCTAACTTCGCTATCTTTTTTAAAGACTCTTTTAACTCTTTATCTATCGTTTTTAGTCGTATAGTTAGATTTTTTTCTGCCATTTCGACCTAGATAAACAAGTATATAGACTATTCTACCGTGATTTGGGTATAACGCTCCTTCTTTGTACTCTATCCTGTGCTTTTTCTTGTTCTTCGTTACGTAACTTGTAAAAGGCAGCCCAACCCATCATTTCTTCAACAGTTAATTTGCTGCACAGATCTCGTACAGTCATTTTTAGTTCGTTAGCTAAAGAGTATATAAAATACCAATCAGGATTCGCTTTTCAAATCGGCTTTTGCCTCTTCTACCTCCTGATCTGTTCCTGCTTGGAGCATTGATAATTGAATTTCTTGGAGCACACTTGCTGCAACCTCTCTTCGTAAAGAAGCTTTGTCTCCGTCAGCAAATAATCTTACACCACTGCTATCTAATGCTTTTTCTATCATTAATTGTAAGGCAAAGTCATTACTATCTTCTGATCCACTCTTTTTCTGAATCATTTCACGTTCAGCTATTGTAAGTGGATGCCAGTAGACAGTTAAAACTACACCACCGTCAGAATCAACAATATCGTATTTATATAATTGACTTACCCCAAACTTATTCTTTAGAAGATCAATAGCTCTGGTCATAATTCTGTTAGATTGCTACTCTAATATACTACGAATTGGCAGAAAAAGCACAGGATACTATACCTAAAAAGTGTGATCTATCTTCAACCTCAATGGGTATAGGTCCACTTATTTCACCAACTCTAGGCTTACAACTGAAAGTATCTGTGTAGTCAGAAGCATTTATGGATGTTAGACCAGATATTACAGATTCTCCTACAGCAGATAGCACAGAAGTACCTTTATTTTTGGGTACATAAATATTACATTGGACCGCACCAGAATAAAATGAAGTGGCAGTTCCGTGTGCCTGTACTGTTGCTTGGTTGAAAGTTATTGATACAGCAACGTAGGTTATAGTTTTACTCGGAAGAGTCTGTGGAATATTGTCATAAATAAGTTTTACTGTAGGGTCAGAATCATTTACTGAGTCTGTTATAGCTTTTTCAAAAGCTGCTCTTGCGTTTACTAAAGTCATAATTTTATAAATCTACGACCTTGTGCTGGAGCTGTTCTACCACTTTCAACTCCAGGAGACAATACTTGTCCTGTAGATAATCGAATATCAGGCTTTTGTTTAAATACCATATCGGCTATTTGTGATAACTGCTCAAAATAAGGAACTATACTGCTGTTTGGTGAACCTAAAGCATAACGAGCATAATTAGCTGTATTTCCCACAAATGCGGTTTCTCCGAACTTAAATCTAGGTCTGGCTGTATGTCTAGGTCTTATTATCGGAGTTCTGTTTAAACCTCTTTGTCTATCTGACTTTACCTGTGTCCAAGGTGACTCCAGTGGATCTACTGCTAGAGGTCTTGATCTATCAGCCTTCCAGCTTGAAGCAAAGAAACCTGTATATTGTGGACTTTGGCTAGGTAAGTCATTTAAGAGTGTCAGTATTAAATCATTGAAAGCCTGATTAAGTTCTGCTCTTGTTTCTTTTTCTATACCATCTGTAAAAGGAGTATCACTCATTAGAACCTCACTAATAAAGTAAACAGGTAAGTTTGACCACCCTGTTTTGTGTCAATGTTTACTATCTGTGCAGTTCTGGTAGATCCTGCATAAGTTAATACTATCTCATCTTCCATATCTGGTTGATTGTCTCCTATAAGATCAGGAGTTATGTAAACTTTTGCCTGTCTTATCTCTAAGGATAGATCTTCTTCTGATCGGACAAACTCTATAGGAACTTTTAAATCAGAATATGTTGTATCCACTGTTATCTGTTCACCTGTTTCTATATTGTAACTTGATGTACCCTTTCTTATGTAAGATATAGTGCTATCAAAAGAAGTGCCTAAATCTGCAACAACCTGTTTGGCTACCGATCTAAATAGTGTATCTAGTTGTCCTGCCATTACCCTCTAACCACTCTCATTTGAAAACTACCTGCTCCACCCAGCATATAGGCTCCAAGATAACTTTGTAACCAAGGGTACACATCCATAATATTGTTTATAGCCCCAGTTCCCTGACTTTCAGTATTATATTTAACCTGGAGATCTCCTAGTTTTACTTCAGAAAAATTACCATCTTTACCTGTAGTGCCCGTTATAGCACCAGTATCGTTTGCTAAAGCTCTGGCTAGTTCATATTGTGCATACTTTATGTTGAGTGGTATAACGCTGCAAGATAGTTCTACTCCATCTACCTGATAATTATTTCTTGGGAACTTAAGTGCCTGACCGTCATCGCATCTGTCTCCATAGAATACGAAGCTGTCGATCCATCTGGTAGCGGATATTAGTGCTCTGTTCTTTTGATCGTCTGTCTTATTTGTCCAAGTTGAAGAGTCTGGAACTGTCTCGAAGTAAGTGTTGGCTTCTGTAAGCGTGACATAGCTGTTAGCGTTAGCGTCTTTTACAGTTGCATTTATGGTGGCTGCCACGGCTAGAAAGTAATTTTAATTTTATTGTAGCGTAAAGAAAAAGCCCCACCAATAATTGATGAGGCTTGATGACCACAATTTAATCCTATTAAGAAATAGTAGATGTATCAAGTGGTGAGTTAACGATTAGCTCAACTATAGGAATTAAGTCTACATCGTATGTAGCAGCCCAGTTGCTTGAGTTCATCAAAGCAGCGTTTGTTGGGTTGTCTGTAGCAGCACTCCACTTAGTACCCATGATGTGATAAGCACTATGGTAGTCAACAGACATAACATCTTGCTTAGATAAGATGTTTCTATCTGATTCAATACCTAGAGGAGACTGTTCGCCTTCAAGAATTGTTCCTGACTTGATTAAATAGCAACGGAACTCTTTTTGATGACCAGATG